CCACCTGCGGTAGAAGTTAATAGGTCATCTAAATTAACTTGACCTTCTACTGCTCCCACACGATAGTTATTTGTTAGGTATAAATTGTCGAGCATCTGACGAGTAATTGTTGACTTGATAAGTTGCAAGTCCATTGCTCGGTCTGCTAGTGAATGCCCATAAAATTTGTGTGGTATTGGAATAGGGCAAACACTATGGAATGGTACATAATCACATTCTTCGTTATTTAATATTTCATTGTTGGTATAACAAACTCTGCGTAGTTCTGCTATGCCATCACCGTCATAATCTGTTTTAATATAACATTCGTAGTATTCTACCAACTGCATTGATTCATCATTAGAATCCATGTCGGTAGGATTTTCACCGCGTGTGTATCGTGCAATTCTTTCAGGACTAAATTCGAGTGCATCACCTGTCGATAAACCCATGACAGTTTTTTCATCATAACCCATTGCAATGAGTTCTGACCTTGTAACCATTTTACGGTGAGCAACAAAAGGTGAGTCTTCTATTGTTCTAGCACGTTTACTAATTAAAAATTCTTCGGGAGGTACGTTTTCTACGACAATTTTACCTTTGTTTACTGTGCGTTTTACTTTAACATCATGAGAAGATAATGCAGGTGATACTTCCATGCCTGTCATTTCATCAAACACTGCTTCTTGCACAATGGTTGTATTTTGCTCAACGATTTCTACTTCTTCGTCTTGCATAATCATCATGAGTTCATCGTCATTTAACGCATAATACTTTTCTGTTGTTGTGTCTGTTTCATCATTCCAGTAGGCTTTTACTATGCCTACTTTTTGTAATAACGCATCTTTAAACCAATCGTGCATGATTTCAAAGCCGTTATTGTCTTTATAGAATATGTGGTTTACATAGACTGTTGCTTGTTCTGCAATAGGCTCATCCCCTGCATTAACAGCTTCAAATACCACTGCGTCTTTAGACGAAGTAAATACTTTCATAAGTTGCGGTAATGCACCGTCTACAACTTCTGCTACCTCACCTGTAACAATTTGTGATTTGCCTTCTACCTCATTACCATAAGGTTCACGCATATAGTATTCAAGTGCGGTCTGACGCTCATCTGTTGTCTCTGTTTCCAGATAGCCGATAGCATCATCTATTTCACTTTCTACTATACTGCGTAATTTATTGTCATTTAATTTTGCCATTTAAACAATCCATGTATTGTTAATTTGTAAAGGTTTATGCCAGCTCTCTATAGGAGAATCGTCAATACCTACTGCTAAATATCTGAACGCATCACTTGCGTGTGATGCCCAGTCGTGTAAGGGTCTGTCATGGAAAACATTGCGTTTTTCATCAAAGACTCTACGGTAGTTACGGAGTGCATCGTAACCTTGTTTAGTCTTAGGGTCAAACCAGCAGCGTGGGAGAAGTCGCCGAGCAGTTTGTATGCCATCCATGACAGATAATTTTGGGGCAATAATAACAGATAATCCAGCATCCTCTAACATTTCTTGTCTGGATTTACCTGTGCCTAGTTCTCTAACAGCTACGTCATGCGGGAGGATATGCGTTGCATACATCCAGTCATTATGTTGTAGCCATTCTACATAATATTCTAGTCCGACTCCATGATTCTCTACATAGTCTACCAGTCTGACTTCTTTATTTACTAGCTGGGCTACCCATATCGCTGTACTATCAGAGATACCTAAGTCCCAACCTGTATAAGTTCGTGCTAGTTTATCAGGTTCAATATCGCAAAAGCGACCTTCTTCTTCTAACTCATTCATTGTACGAGAGTAGTATGAACCTTCTACGGGAGCAGCAAAAGAACATTCAAATTCCTGCATATACTTATCTTCGCCCATAGCGTTAAATGCAGCTCGTAGTTCTTCTTTATCTAATATGCTTGTTTCACTAGATTTAAATTCTAATAATGTCCAGCCATCATTTCGCTCACCTCTATCACGCAGGTCTTTAAAATGATTTTGCCCTTTAGGCGTACCCATTGCTAAGCAATAACCTTTTCTATCCGCTAGTGCAGGGCGTAGTATTTCTGTAAATAAAGTAGGATTAATATCGCCTACCTCATCTAATACGCAGCCGTCTAAATAAATACCTCGTAAGGAGTCTGGGTTATCTGCACCATACAAAGATACCCGTCTACCCATAAAGTCTACACGCAATTCAGCAATATTTGCTTTACCCCCTAGTGGTCGTGTGTATTCTAATAGGTAATCCCACGCAATTCTTTTTGCTTGGTTATAGGTTGGAGCAACATACGCATAACGTGGATTTGTTTTATCGCACTGTAATGCACTATGTATCAGTTGGTTAATTGCACAAACTGTTTTGCCCATCCTACGGTGAGCAACCACGACACTAAATCGGTTAGCTTTAACCATTTGGTGTATTTTCTTTTGTGGTTCTCGCGGCTCATAGCCTGTTGTTATTGTTTTTTCTGCCATTTTTATGCGACTCCAAAAGGGTCATCGCTCCTGTTTTAGTTGTTTCATCCTGTATAGCCTAGCTTCCCTAGACATTGTAATCCATTGGTCTAAGTCTTCGTATGTTCTGTGACAGCTCACACATCTTGGTTCACCGCCAGTAGTGTCTACTATACGGCATACACCTGTACATGGCGAGTCATCTACCACTTTACTTTATTCGCCCAATAGGCGGCTGACATTTTTCCTTTTGCTATGTTTTTAGCGTGTCTTGCTTTAAATGACTTTTGTCTAGCAGTAGGCTTTTTATCGCCTGTTACACCTTGTTGACCAAAGCGTATTGTTTTTATTTTATTGCCTTCTTTAGCGACAACGACATGACTTTTCTTAGGATGGCTTGGTGTACGTTTTGGTTTATTGTAACCTGATACGCCTGCTCTTGTAAGTCTGGGGTCTTTAGCCATACTATTTTGCTTTTGGTTTTTTGTGTGTTAATACTTTGCTACTTGCTGTATGCGTAGCACCTGACATTAACTTGCCATTTACTTTATGTGTTTTACCTTTGTAAAGTTTACCATTTGGTAAGTAATGTGAGACACCTTTAGCCATTATAAATTAACTCCTTTTTTTTCTTGGCGTTGTATGCGGAAACAACCCAAATCAATAATAAAGAAACTATAGTGATGTGTATTTTTGCTATCATCCACTTTTTCATCTTCATAAAATTCAAAACCAAATTGTATGCCCCAGAATAAATGCCATGACCACATTATGCATACGCCTTTTTATTTTTCTTTTTCTTTTTCTTTTTAGGAAAGCCAGCTTTCATATTAGCATAGGCTTCTTTAGAAATTGTACTTTTCTTTTTAGAACGAGAAATGCCTTTTTTCTTACGGGCATTCATGTTAGCGTATAATCCTTTAGTCATTATTGGGACATCCTTATTCTGTCTATAAGTTGTATTAACGGGTCAATGATGGGTGTTTGTGGATTCATTTTTTGTCGTAATTTTTCTTGTTGCTGCCTTGTATATTCTTCAATATATTGTTGCATCTCAGGGGATTGACTATCAAAAGGAATGTTAGCAGGAGGAGCTGTGTCTCCTAATACCTCTGAACCAGTCATTTGTGGTTGTAAGTTCATAGGAGTGTTGCCAGAATTGTATACCATTTCATCTAACATCCGCATTTGTTCTGGCGTTAAATTTAATAATCCCAGTGGGTTATTCATGTTAAGTTTCCTTTACTCTAAAATTACTGCTGCAAAAAATTTGGGTACTGGCGTTTACTATTCTATTCCAGTAACGACTTTGATATTAATGGGTGCACCCCCCTCTCCAGTAAGCTCTGTGGTATGTTTTTCACTCCACTGTGCACGAGTCTTAAGCCAGAACATCATAGAAGCGGTGTCACCTTGTCTAGCCTTTTCATACAATGTGCCAGCAATGACAGCGTTAGCCTCAATACGACCTTTCTCTAGCTCAGGTTTGTAGTATTTAGATAATGTGTCGTGAGAGATACCAAGCATAAAAGCTATATCTTCATACCTAGTACCTACTTTACTTAATTCATAAACCTGATTTCGGGTGGTCGCTGTTGTAAGGTGTGCGGGGCGTCCTCTTTTTCCCTTGACCTTTAATTGCGAATGATTCTCATTCTCATTAACTAACATATCTGTTTTAATTGGGGAATCTACTATTATATCAATTTTACCGCTATCAATTATATTACTCATATTATTATATGATAAGTTTTACTTATCACATCAGTTATTTTAATTTATAAATTGTATCACACTATTTTTTTAATTGTGTTAATCTGTAATTGTTAAGTTTACTTAACATTATTTTATGAAAAGGATATTAAACCATGAATGATTATTCTTACAATAGAAAAGAGCAAGATAAAGAAATAAAAGAATTAAATGAATTTGCAAAAAACTTTTATTTTGATAAATCCGTGCTTGATTCTTTAAAATCACAACAATCTATTTACAAACTAGATTGGATTATTAACGCCATTCTTATAGATTACATGCAATATGGTATAAAAGAAAAACTAGAAACTAGAAGCTATCAAGCTTTATCTAGCGTTTTCAATATACCTAGCAGCGATATAAGAAAAATTCATAAAGGTATTCACTCTTATGAATCATTCTTTAATAATCAAATTCATTAATATAACTAAAACACATAAAGGGGCTATTTTTTATAATAGCCTCTTATATGTACGCTTAATATTTAACCTATTGATAACTAACAATAAAATAATACTTGCAATTTATTATAATTATGTTAAGCTATCTTTACTTTTAACCATAAAGGAAATTAAAAAATGAAACTTAATCCAATTAAAAGCAATATGACTGAATTAGAACTAAAAGACAAAGTTATTTTATTTTCTTACAAAACGCCCGTTGCATTTTGTGACTATTCAAACATCTATAAAACTGATAAGTTTTACTCTGTTACAACCTCAAAACATATCACGCAATGGGCTGCAATGCGTAACACTAGCAAAGATGAATTGCTAGTTATCAGTCAATCAGAAATCAACAAACTAACAGAGGAATTATAATCATGCTTACATTTAATATTATATGTTTTAATTTAAGCTGTTTTATAGCGTTTTATATTGCTCTTATAGGGTTATCCTATGAAAGTATATTATTAACTCTATTTAATATGGGTTATTTTATTTATATTAATTATAAATCTTAAGGGGTTTAATTATGTTAGAAAACTATTTAAAACTTTATAGTAAAAAACCACGCTATGAATTAATCAATATGAAAAAAGCATTGTCTAGCCCTATCAGTTTATTTTTAAATGATGAAACTGATAATATTAGATTAAACGCTATTAATATTTTATTAAACAATAAAGGGGTTTAATTATGAAAACTTTGCAAGATGTTCAAAATACTATTAAAGAATATCAAACTGAAATAAATGAATTATGCAAAATAAATGTATCAAAATTTTATATAAAACCTTTTCAAGATGAAATTATTAAACTTGAAAGGATAGAAAATAAATTATTTAATAAATGGTTCTATAAATTAAAAAAAGGGGTTTAATTATGTTTAATAACTCAAGTTATAAAATAAAAAATACAGATAAGAAAATTATCCAAGTATCAATTGACAAGTTACATTATGATGATAAAAAGGGTTTAAATAAATTTATAGAATCTTTTGGTACATCACAAGATATTATAAATTTTATAGTTTATTATTGGGATTCTACTAAATACCCTGATTCAATATCATATATCATCAAATAAGAGCCCATAATCAACCGTTGTGGGCTTTTTTTTACCTATTTGATACTTACTATTGCCACAATAAAAAAGGGCTAGATAATAGCCCTTTTTCTTTATTTAATACTTTCCCCAATCCCGTGTATTATAACATAAACATAGTTTTTTTGTCAACCCCTATATAAAAAAAATTTACATTTATTTTAAATAGATTTTTGCCTTGAAAATCATACCATGATAAAATATTAACTCATTATTGACTTAATATCAATAATATACATGAATATATATAATATCAATAATATACATGAATTCTTAATATCAATAATATGTATACTATTACTTAATATACTTAATTTATTTATATTTTATATTTTCTTTTTTATTGTCTTTATTTATTATCTTTAAATATACACAAGATTTTATCATACTTTTGTTAAAAATACAATAGGTTTTTGATTTATTTTACTTATCACGTGCATTATGTTCATAAAAATAAACAATGAATAAATGATTGACAAGCTATATTAACATAGATAATATGAGCCTGTAGTAAACATTTATTAACTTAATGAGAAAGGAATTATTATGAACCAATGTGATAAATGTGGTGCAAGAGATAATCATGAAGATAAAAACAGTATGTTTTATGCGACTGATTTCTTTTGGCATGGTGATATAGAAGAAGATTATGATATGGGTGATTACTCTTGTTTATGTAGAGAATGTTTTAATCAAGGTAATTATTGGATTGATAGGGAGGTGTAATTATGAAAGAATTTCAAGAACAATACGATATTACAGTAAACAGTTTTAATAAATGGATAAAACAAAACGAGCCTAAAGATGAAAAACTAAAAACAGCTTTTGTAGCGGCATTAGTCGATGAATCATTATCTTTAGAGGCTTCAGATTCATTTTGTTCAGGCATTGTGTCGCAAGAGGCATGGAATAATGTGACTAAATTTTATTTCGAATCAGATAAAGGGGAAGCAACATGAATAAAACAGAAAAAGAGTTTCAAGCGGGTTACGATTTAGGGCTTGATTTAATAGATAAGTTAGGGGTTAAAACTAAAGATAATCCTACTTCAAACCATATGGCAGGCATTGTATCAAGTATATTAAACTTTGCTTATGTGTTTGCGCCTAGCGAAAAACACGCTGATAACATAATACAATTTTGTATAGAAACAGCAAAGCGTGATAGTAGAGAATATAAAGAGAACAAGAGGGAAGCAACATGATTGTTGAGTTTATTCTAATCGTGAGCAATGTAACAGCCTTTGGTAATCATGAGACTATCGAAGGCTCTTTTAGTACCTGTGCTGAAGCCGCAACATTCTACGAAACTTTTTATCGTGGAAAAGATGAGTACGATGGCTATCGTTGTATTCGCAAAGACTTAATTAAAGGAGGAATAATGTTATGAAAGTGAAAAAACATAAAGACGTTGATATGATAACTATTAGCTGTATGCAAGGCGATAAATTAATACAAAAAAGTTATGTAGGCTATAAGTTATCACAAGCAAAATATTTATTTGAACATGAGTATTTTAAAGGAAGGAAATATTATGCAAACAGATAGAGGCACGAATGAATACTTTGGTGATGAAGATGAAATTCAACAAGAACGCCAAGAAAAAGAATGGCAGTACGAAGATGGTGCGTATGATTATTTTAAATTAGAAAAAAAAGACCATGAAAAAAGTAGGTAGACCACCTCATAAACCCACCAAAAATTTAAAAAAATTGGTTTATGAATTAGCATCAAACAAATTAAGTAATGAAGATATTGCTAAACAAATTAAAATTTCTGATGACACATTAGTAAAATATTATAAGAATGAATTAAAAAAATCAGGAAATAGAAGAGTAATATCTCAAAAAAACAAATTAACAAAGTATGAAGATATATCAACAGTAGAAAGAGATGATATACCTAAGTGCATGTTAAATATTAGTGGGGTTAAAGAAATATTATTTTACCCTCAAGGCATATACTTTTTAATTGATGGTGATGAGATTGTTTATATTGGTCAAAGTTCTAGAATATCAAGAAGAATACCTGAGCATTTAGTAGATAAAAAATTTAACAGAATTTTTCTATTAATTGTTTCAGATAATATTAATAAATTAGAAATAGATTATATAAATAAATTCAACCCAAAATACAATCGGCAAAGAAAGTTTACAAAAATTAACTAATAAAAAATTTGACAATTAAAAATATAAATGTTAAATTCTTTTTACTTTATTTTAGAGGGGAATTAGTATGAGTTTAGAAAATGTATTAAAAAAATATTCAAGACAGCAAATAGCTAACATGCTAGGGGTAACAAGACAAGCAGTGCATTATTGGGTTAAAAATAATGCCATGCCTAAATTGCGAGTTTATGAATTAATGGAGTTAGAACAAAATGATAGAGCAGAGCGAAATACTAGCAAGGTTTAGTAAGGTTTATCAATCAGGCGTTGACGAGTATTCATGCTTATGCCCATCACATAACGATAGAAACGCTAGTCTAGGGTTAAAGTTTGTAGATGATAAGATGATATTCAATTGCTTTGCGGGGTGTAATCCGCAAGACATTTTGGAAGCTGTTGGGCTAACATGGAATGATGTTATGCCAAATAATTTAGATACAGAATGGAAGCCTAAATCAAGAATAAAATTTAATCCTTTTGCAGTTATGAAAGGACTCAGAGAGGATTACCTTTTCATAGCCCTTTCTGCGAAAGAATTAGAAAGAGGCAATACCCTAGCGGGTGAAGATGTAGAACGGCTACACAACATAGCTAGGAAACATAAGGAAATATATGAGTATCTCAAGTAGTGTAGAAAAGTTAATAATCAATGATGAGCAGATAGAAAACTACTTTGCTGAGAGAGATTTAACTGAACATACTAAAATTAAATCACCTAGCAATTATGCAGAAGATGTGCTGGAGTATTTTAAAAATGATATGACAGGGGGAGTGCCTTTGCCTTTTGATTTTACAGACGATAAATTTAAAATTCGTAAGGGTGAAACTACTATTGTATCGGGGTACAGTGGGCATGGTAAGACGATATGGCTATCTTATGTAATGTACAAAGCATTAGATTATAACAAGGTGTTGATAGCTAGTTTTGAGATGTTACCAAAGGCAACACTAGGGCGTATGTTACAGCAAACAGGTAACTATAAGCCAACAGATGACGCAGTATACGATTTTGTTGAGTCATTAGATAATAAACTATATTTGTATGACGCTGAAGGGGAAACAAGTGTAGAAAAAGTATTGTCAGTTATCTATTATGCAAAAGAAAAATTAGGCATAGATATGTTTGTTATTGATAGTTTAATGAAGTGTGGTATTAACGAAGATGATTACAATGGGCAAAAAAGATTTGTTAATCAGTTATGCGTTGCGAGTCGTGACTTAGGTATACATATATTCTTAGTGGCACACAGCAGAAAAACAGCCCATGAACATTCAGAGCCGAGCAAGTTTGATGTGTTGGGTTCATCTAATATTACTAACCTAGCGGATAATTGTATTACAGTCTTTCGCAATAAAAAGAAAGAGGAAATACTAGCGGGGAATGATGAAGATAAAATAGAAGAGGTAAAAAAGCAGTACGATTGTAAGATTTATATTAATAAGCAAAGGCATGGCAATGGGTACGAAGGAAACTTTGGGCTTTATTTTGACAAAACAACATTAACTTTTGGAGTGTACAACAATGACAACAGTAAACGAGTTTATCAAACAAATGAAAAGTCTTTTCTCTGATATAGAATACCGAGCTACAAGTAAAGATGGCAGAGTATTTAAGTCTCAAGGGTGGGATAAAGCTAACAACAGAATACAAATTAGGTTGCGTGATAAAAAAAATAAATCAAACTTGAAACTTCCATAAATAAAAACAATTAGACATTTAAAATTAGATATGTTAAACTATCTTAACAATCAAAAAAGTTCTGATTGTTTGTTCTTTAACAATATATATTTAATTTTTATTTTATTTAGGAGAAAATAATTATGTATAAAATTCCAAAAACATTTTTTGATGATTGCATACAGTGTTGTGATGTGCCAATTCCTGAAGTGATTAAACAAACTAAAAATCACTATTTTATCGCAGAAACAGAAGATGAAAAAATGCATGAACTGCGAGATAGAGCACAGCTTTATGCACAAGACACTCTTGCATATTGGGAAAGTTATAGAGGATTAGTTCTTTCTGCAAGAGCAACTTTAAAAATTATTGGGTGGGGAGAAAATAGGTATGGAAATTGAACAATATTTTTATTACTTAAGGGGTGTTACCACCCCTTTTAAAAAAGGTTGACAAATTATATTAACAGAGTATTATACTACTAAAGGAGAAAATTATGAGTGCATTGAATGACAAACTAGATTATATTATCTTTGAATTAACAAGGATAACAAATGATTTAGATAATTTAAACAAAGAATTAGATAAGCAAGATAAGATTATAAAGGCAAGAGAAGTTGCTGATATAAAATTTCACAATGTAACTAAACTACTTGATAATGGGAGTTAATCATGAGTAAGTTAAGAACAATTAATATCAAGGGCAAGGAATATGTAGAGGTCAACGAAAGGATAAGGGTCTTTAGAGAAACTTATCCTGTTGGCTCTATCCTTACAGAAATGCTAACCAATGAGAATGGTGTTTGTGTATTTAAAGCAAGTATTATTGTTGATAATCAGATACTAGCAGTAGGTCATGCCTACGAGAAAGAAGGCTCAACCTTTATTAACAAGACATCATACATAGAGAACTGCGAAACATCTGCGGTGGGTCGTGCATTAGGTATGCTAGGCATAGGTATAGATACTTCTATTGCAACAGCAGAAGAGGTAGAGATAGCTATAATTAACCAAGACCCTGTGCTAACATTAGAAACTGTCTATAATAATGACGGCATTGAAAAAGCAAGAAAGCTTTATAATCAAATGTCAGATGGGGACAGGGATAAATGTAAAAAAGTTATTGATAAAATAAGAAAGGATAGTAATGGAACAGAGAAGTGATGAGTGGTTTCAGGCTAGGCTTGGAAAGGTAACCGCTAGTCGTGTATCAGATGTTTTAGCTACTATTAAGAATGGCGAAGCTGCTACACGTAGCAATTACAGAATACAGTTAGTAACAGAAAGACTAACTAACACAGCTACTAAGGGGTATGTTAATGAGGCTATGCAATACGGGATAGATACAGAAGATGAAGCAAGAGCCTTTTATATGTTTAGCAAAGCTAATGTAGAAGAGGTTGGTTTTGTAGACCACCCAACAATAGCATGGGCTGGGGCTTCACCTGACGGGTTTGTTGGTGATGATGGGTTAATAGAGATTAAATGTCCACAACCTCATACACATACTTTAACATTGATTAATAAGGATTGCCCACAAAAATATTACAATCAAATAATGTGGCAGCTTTCCGTAACGAAACGTAGTTGGTGCGACTTCGTAAGCTATCAGCCTTCGTTTCCAGAGAATCTAAAGATGTTTGTTAAGCGAATTCATCGTGATGACGAGTATATCAAACGTCTTGAAGATGAAGTAAAAAAATTCTTAACTGAGGTTGAGGATACTGTTAAATTTTTAAAAGAAGGAGTGCATTAGTATGGCAGAGCAATATGATAACAATATGCGTTTTGCAATGTTTAAGAATAACAAAACAAAAGAAACGCAACCTGATTACACAGGAATTCTTACCATGAACAATAAGGAATTACGATTGTCTGGTTGGATTAGAAAAAGTAAAAATGGTGTTGACTATGTAAGTGGTCAAGTATCAGAGCAATCAAATAAACAGTCTGGAGAGTCAAATGAAAGCCCATTTGCAAAAATGGAAGATGACATACCATTCTAGATATTTAAAGGCTAATCCTGATAAAGTATTACGATACGTAGAATTAGAACGGTTGAGATATTTACCGCATGACGCTAAAGTATTTAATACAGAGGTGGAAGGTAAAGGATACCGAGTATTATTATCTAGGTATTTTGTTCAGCATAAGCCTGATGCTTACGCAAGAATAATGGGGAAGTTATGAGCTTCCCCTTTGTTCATTACTTATTCATTACATACATTGTAACTTCAAAGCCGAAACGCATTTCAGTAGCTGATGGTTTTGTCCACATAAGATTACTCCTTTCTTTTTAGATTTATATTATTTCTAATATAGGTGTAATTATACTATGTATGCTAATGTTTTTATATAGTTTTTGTATTAAATGGGAGTAGTGAAAATCATGAGATGTATAATTGCAATAGGAACTTATACCATGTTAATATTAGCTATGATTTTTTATGGATATTCATCATACACAAAAGATAATCATAACTATCATTGCAAAAAAGGTAGTTTATATAAATCAGCAACGCCTGACAGTTATGTTTTTATAGAAACCAATAGTAAATGTTTTGATACAAGAGATGAGAAGTTTACCTCTAGCATTAAGAAAGATAAATAATGAATTATGAAGAGACCTTTGAATACAGACGATTGTTCCATGCTATTTTATTTTTTGCCATTAGAGAAGCGGCAAGTATTCGTCAGCAAAAAGGTAAAGAGGTTGCAGCAAAAAGAAAAGCGTTAGAATGGTTGAATGGGGATAGTGATATGTTACAGGCTTGTCTTTATATTTCCAACACAACTAAAGAAAAAACATTAGAAAAAGTTGCAGAGATTGAAGCTCAAAGAAAACACAAAAGAAAGGAGAGAAACTCATGACAGACGTTATTAATCCAAACCATTATAAAGTCGGTGGTATAGAAACATTTGATGTAATCAAAGCAAAGCAAACTCAAGAAGAAACTATAGGATATTGCAAAGGTAATCAAACAAAATATTCTCATAGAAGAGGTTATAAAAATGTTACCAAGTCAGAACGATTAGCATGGGCAAGAAAGTGCAAAGAAGAATGTGGTAAACAAAGATGGTATTTAGATGAAGAAGAAAAAATCTATGATGAGATTATTGCGGAAGAAACTTCTAGTCTTGTTATGCCTGATGAGTGGGTAAACGACTCTTTGCATGACGAAGATTGATGAATATGAAATAAAAAAATTTTACTGCCACCTATGCGGTAAAGAAGCCATGTTTATGGATAAAGAAAAAAAATGGTGGTGTTATTTTAATTGGAAAGATTTTAAAGAACATCATGGCATTTGTAAAGAACAAAATAAAAGTAAATAATCCAAAGTGTTGTGTATGTAAAAAAGAAGCTAGGATATATTATTTAAAAAATTGGTGGTGTTCGAGTGAAACTTGTATGGGTGAATTTAATCTAAAAGGATATTGCAAGAATGACAAAGAAGAAAGAAGAACCAAAGAAGGAAATTAAAGTACATAACTTTAAATGGGAAGGGATGCCATACACAGTTACATTTATTCCTAATGAAAATGGATGGGATTTTCAGTTAATGTACGAACAAACATACAAGGTGATAACAAAAGGAAAAATATAATTGCTAGAGTTTATTCTCGTTATGTATTTAGAAACAGAGAAAGTTTACATAGGAACTTTTGAAAGTTGTAATCATGCAGAGCGTTATATAAAAGAGAATTTACCGCCAAGAAAAGTAGACTATGGCTGTTTACATAGGAACTTTATACACTTACCAAAAGACCTTAAAGAAAAATATATTTATTATAGGAATGATTTAATTGTAAATTTGGAGGGGAATAATGAGTAAAGGTTCAGGTCGTAGACCTTCAAAAGTATCAGATGATAAAGTTCAAGAAGCATGGGAACGTATCTTTAAAACAACAAAAAAATTAAGGGAAAAAGATGGCAAAGATGAGTCCGACACAGTTAAGCCTAAAGCATCTAAGAGAGAGTGGTTGGACAACACTAGCGATTGTTGAGTATTGGAATCCGTTTGCTAGGGTTCGTAAGGACTTATTTGGTTTTATAGATATACTAGCTATTAATGACGAAGGTGAGGTACTAGCGGTACAAACAACAAGCTATACAAACATTAACGCTAGATGTAAAAAGATTGCAGAGAACGACAATGTTGGCAGTGTCAGAAAAGCAAACTGGGCAATACAAGTGCATGGCTGGAGAAAGAAAGATAATAAATGGGAAATTAAAATCGTGGATGTCTCATAGGATAACAAATGCAGTTAAGTAGATTACTATGTATATTAGATGACTGGGCAAAATGGATGAAGTTTGATAATCATGGGCTAGGCTACCCAACAAAATCTTCATTTCTTTCTAGCGGTGGAGAGTCTAGTCATGACGCTTTTGAGCATATGATAGGTGAATCTGATAGACAAAATGTAAGAACAATAAACGCTATCATTAATAGTCTTGAGGATGACCAAAGAAAAGCAGTGTATGCTAGATATTTAAATGAAAAGAAACCTATGTATTATGAATTAAAATTAGAGTTAGCTATGGATAATATGTTGGCAATGGCAAGCAGGAGAATATACGCATGACAAACGGAATGAGAAGTGCAAATGCTAATCATGTAGACTTTGGATTTTTAATGGGGGTTATTAAAAGTAATTTAACATTTCAAGCCAGTGATATAGATATGGTAATGGAAAGAAAGAATAAATTCTTATTTGTTGAATGGAAAAGAGATGGACAAGAATTAAAAGATATGAAAGAAGGACAAAAGAGATTATTAAAAAGTTTGTCTAATTATGAAGAGATTAATACTGTATGGATTATAGAAGGATACTCTCTGCCTTCAGAACGACAAGTAGGCAGAATATATAAACTAAAAAAAGGCAAAATAATAGAATTAGGAAGAGGTGAATCTTGTTTATTAGAGAAGATAAACGCTTGGTATAATTACGCAGATAATTCTTAATCATCTGTTGAAGGGACATTGCAGTAAATAGAATCTACAATTAATTCTACATCAGAACCATCATCTAAATAAATAATCATAGTATCTTCGCCAAAAACAACGTCAACAGCTTCTATTGTTTTGCCTACAATATGTTCTGATATTTCGTTAATGTCCATTCTTACTTTCCTTAAATGCTGATATTTGAGTCTGAACTTTTGCTTCTTTCTGATTTGTTTCCTCTGCTCCACGAGCCACAGCTCTGGCATTGATAACGAGTATAAACGAATCTTGTGTTGCAAGCAGTTCCCCTTCTCTGTAAATGGTTGCTTCCGCATTTAGGGCAAACCCTAATGTCGGCATACATATTATGATTAGGATGATTATTAATCCAGCCTAACATTTTTTCATAAACTTTCTCTAGAATAACAACATCATTTTTATTGTATTTCTTCATGGTTGCCCATGCTTTTTTATCTCTAGCCATACACTTTAACCAAAGCTCATGACCTGTATGATGTGTTTTTTTGCCTACACCTAATTGCTGTGCAACGTAATCTAGTTTATTACTGGGAAACTTAAAGCGACTTCTTGCTGTTCTAAGCAAATCTATTTCTTTGTAAGGTGCTGGAGGATTTAACCCCAACAATAAGAATTCTTTATTTAAGGTAGGTATGTCAAACTTACTGCCATTGTAATGGATAACTGCATCACACTCATCTAAAAGTTTTTTAATCCCTTTAATCATGTTGCTATGTGAGCTTTCCATTATAGAATCAAACATAATTTGTTTCTTACCCAACCACTTTGCTGCCCAGCACATTACATAACTGGACTCCATTAGTTGATTTATACTAACATTTTGATTCCATAACCCCCATACATGGGCTGTATTTGGAGCTGTTTCTATATCAAGTAACAGTATCTGCATTACTTATTATATATTTTTACTCCACTGTTGTCAATACTTAACGCCTGTTTTCTAGGAGTTCTACCACTCTCTGCGAAAGATATATGAACCCATTGATTATACTCATTAATAATCTGGTCATAGCAAATATCACTATCAACAATGGCAGCGACAGCACTATCAATATTATGGTCGCCACTAGGTCTGAAGTCTGCAGCCAACCCTTTGACATGAGCAGATGTGGGTTTAGACTTGAGTATATTGTTAAGCTCAATGCAGCGATAACCACTACTAATATAGAGAGGTGTGCCGAGTAACTTTCTAACATCTTGTAATCCTTCCGCTAATATCATTATGTTATCC